CTAGAGGCTTTACTATTACACATAATCGAAAGCCTATAGCTATGTGTGGTGTTACATCTATGGATAAGTATATGCATACTGGTAAGATTTGGTTTCTTGGCACTGATGAGGTTGATGATATTTGGAAATCTTTTTACAAACACAGTAAATTAATTCTTAGTTTTCTTGCGATCGGTTATGATGTAGTGGAAAATTATGTGCCAGTTGACCATGAAAAAACAATCAGATGGCTCAAATGGATAGGTTTTCAGGTAGAAGATCAGCAATATTTTATACATGATCATGAGTTTGTGCGAGTTTTCTATTGCAATTTGAATAAATTTGAGTCTAATAATAGATTAAGTGAAAGACCCGTACTGCATTAGAGAAGCCCTATACGGATAACTTCGTTGAAAATAGCAAAGGACAATCGGAAGCGGAAACTGAAACTTAACTTATGAGGTGCTAATATGGCTAATACTATTGACACAGCCTTTATTAAGCAGTTCGAATCTGAAGTTCACCTTGCTTATCAGCGTATGGGTTCTAAGCTTAGAAATACTGTACGAATGGCAAACAATGTGACTGGTAACGTTGTACGTTTCCAGAAGATTGGAACTGGTAGTGCGAGTACCAAGTCCAGAAATGGTCTTGTGACTCCAAT